TATAATCATTGTTTTTTGTACCATATCATTTTAAAGGGTCATATAAATCACCAACTATTATTGGTAATCCTTTTTCGTTTACTTCAAAGCTAAATGTTTCAAAAGAGTAACCCCTACTTCTACCGCACTTAACCGTAGTCCAATCTTTATTTACTGTGTTAGCCTCCAAACTTATTACCGTTTCTGCTTTCTTTTCAAGTGCTGAACCTAAATGACCAGTCCCAAGTTTAGCACTACCAAAGTTTTGATGTATTACATTTATTATATGTACGTTTTGTTGTTGGCTTATTCTCATTAATGCACTTACTAATTCATTACTTTTTTCTATGTTGTTTACATCTGCACATAAATCTGCTACACCATCTATAATAAGCAAGGATGGTTCTTTTATGTGTTCCTTTAAATAGTATTCAATAAACTCTAAACGTTCTTTAAAAGCTATTGTACGTAATGCAAACGTATGGTATTTATCTTTAGGTATGTTGCTATCCATATCTAATGGTCTTTTAAATACTTTAGATGCGTGCCAGCTTCCTTGCTCTGTATCTATATAAATTAAATCACCATTACCTCTATGTCCTTTTATTTTACCACCATAAATATTTGAACCACTTAAATAAGCACTTGCAAGTAAAGAGCAAAAAAAACTTTTCCTGGTCTTTGGTGGTGCAGTTATAACCGATAGGTTGCCAAAAGTTCCCAAAGCTATTGGTATAATACTATCACCTTTATCCGATTGTAAAACCTTTTCTCCATAGCTTAAACATACTGGTGGATATTCTAATTTTTCGTTAATGTCTATCTTGCAAGTATCTGCTATAAATTCCATTAACATATTTTGTTCTGTTTCTTTTTCTGTCATTCGTTAAATATATAAAAAAAAGGTGCAAGTTAAAAACTCACACCCTATTAAAAGTTAGGCTAATTAAAATGGTAAATCATCACTTGCTGGTTCTGCAACCGCTTGTGGTTGGTCATCTCTTTCAGCAACCGTTACACCATCTGGTGACATCCATACCACCTTACCGTTACCTAAATAAGTTTTAGCAACCTTTGCTTCACGTTCTTCTTTGGTTTGGCTATCCATAAAAGCTACGTTGTTTCCATACCTGGTTTCATCTTGAACCGCTATTGTGAAATTGTAGTACACCGCACCATCTTTTCCTTTGATAAATTTCTCTTTAGGTAGTCTATCTACTCTAATACTTCCGTTGATAATTGCACTCATAATATATAGTTTAAATTTGGTATTGTCATTACACGCAATACCTCGTGTTTTATTTGTAAATTTTATGCCATATACCCATTTCTTTAAAATCACTATATTTAAAGTATAAATAAGTATTGCCGTCTTTTTTAACTGTTTTTAGTTTTTTATCTTTTATCTCATTGTAGTTTTTGTGAGAATATAAAAATAATTGTTTTCTATCATATATAATAAATTCTTTAATTTTTTTATCATCTGCATCCATTTGTAAACCAAGTGATGCTATTACTGGTGATTTTTTATTTTTATAAGCATCTACGCCTTTTTTAAATTCTATATTATTGTATCTTTTATTTTTACCTTTACCTCTTGAGCATCTTATTGTTACACTTTTATGCATAGATAAATTAAAATTTACTCTTGCAGAAACACCAAATAATTGTTTGTTTTTGTCTATAAAAAAATAATCAATACCGCTTTCCCTATCTAATGTTTTGGCTAAAGATTTATTATCTAATTCAATATTTATTAAATTACCCTTTAAACAATCTTCTAATTTATGTTTATTATTTATAAAAAAATTAGTTGCTTTGCTAAAATCATTATTAAAATCACTCATACCTTTTCTATTTTATAACCTAAAGAAAAAAACCTTTGTAAACTTGATGCAGCAAAATCTAAATCTTTTTCTATTAAAAAACAATTTCTATCAGTGTTTTCACAAGCTATTAAAGTTGAACCACTGCCAGAAAAAATATCTAATATATTGCTACCAGCTTTGGTAATATCCAAACACCACATAAATAATTTAACTGGTTTTTGTGTTGGGTGTATTCTTTTTTGATTTTTTTCACTGTCTTTTATCATACCATTCCAAGTGTGGTGAAATAACCTTGCAGAATTTAAAATGTTTGTCCAAGCTAACTCACAATCACTATTTAGATTTATTGCCTTACCGTTTCTTTTGTCCCATACTAACCAACCAGCAGTATTTTCTAATTTGTTAGCATAATGGTTTGCACCCCAAGTTATTATATTTTCACTGTATTCAAATAATATTTTAGGATTAAATTCTTCATCATCACCCTCAATAATTTTATAGTTACCTCTTTGCGTTAAACCATTACCAGATGGTGATTTATAACTAATACCATATGGTGGGTCTGTTAATACGCAATCAATTTCTGGTATGTTTTTTTTTATGTATTCAACATCATATGAATTACCTATTATTAACTTATGTTTACCATTTATTAAATACACATCACCATCTTTAACATCCCAGCTTTTAGAAAGTAAGTTGTTAATTTCACCTTGTTCTTTTACATTATTATTTTTAATTTTAGTTGCAACCTTTGAAAAGTTATTTTTCTTATTTTCAATATGTTCTTTTACCTTTTCTTGTACAATAACTTTAATTTCTTCATCTGTGTAAGTTTTAGGTATTTCTTTAATAATGTTTGAAACCGCAGATATTGATGTTTCTTTATTGTTTATTAAATCTTGTGTTTCTTGATTAGTTTTTGGTAATATTTTTTTACCCTCATAGTAAGTGCCATCAGAAACATTAGCGAGTTTAGATACTTCTTTTCTTGTATTAACCTTTGTCAAATTTGACAAACCTTTACCGCCATTAACTAAATTTATTTTAGCTTTTTCTTTATATACATCTTCAAGTAAAACACTTAATGCAATTCTTTGTAATGGTTGTAAATTTCTTCTACCAAATTGGTTTAGTATCATCCATTCCTTAACCGCTTCTTCATTATCAAAATGTTTGTTTTCGGTTTCAAAATCTAAATCCCACCTGGTGGCTATTTCATAACGGTTATGTCCATCTATAATAAAACCATTCCAAGTGAGTATTTTTTCTCTTATACCCTCACTCATACAATTATTTTCTAATTGCTTAAATTCTTCTTTTGTTAGTGGTGGTATTAAATCTTTAAATTCTTTTTTTATTTCTATCATATTATTTTCTTTTAAAATCATCGCTTTCATCTTCAGAGTAAACACCCAATTGATAAAAGCCAGTTAGTTTTAGTACACTTCTTGATAAAGCACGTTTTTCTGCCATCTCCATTACGTACCAACTATTACAATTTCCATCTTTATAGTTAGCACCTTTTAATGCACTACCAAATGTTTGTATTTCTACACCCTCTTTTTTTGCATATGCTTTTACAACCGCAAAGTTAGGTTCACATTTTACAACCTCATAATTAATTGCAATGTTTTCTTTTGCTGCTATCTTTTCAATACCTTGTCTGGTGATGATAACATAGTGCTGATGTTTGTATACATCTGTTTTTCCAAGTTCGTACTTTTTGTACAAATCTAATAATTTTTCTCTATCCATTTTGTTTGTTTATTTGTGATACTTCTATTTTTGCTTGTAGTTCTTCTATCTTATTTGATAGTGCTTCAACTCTAAATATATATTGCTCAATAATACTTTGGGCAGTTTCTTGTGAATAGTTTGTACCCATTATCTTATATTTATTAAAGTTGATTTTGCATCATCTAATTGCACATTTATTGCAATTTGCTCAAATACATCTTCTTTTAAAATTGCATTGTACAATTCTTTTTCAAGGTGTTTAATCTTGTCTTTTAAATCGTGTTTTTGTGTTCTCATTTCTGTTTAGTTTAAATTAATAATAAACAAATATAAACAAAATATTTAATAACAAAACAATAAAAGCAAAAAAAAAGGCTTGACATATAGCCAAACCCCTTTTCCTTAACAAAACAGAATAGTCAAAGATAGTCTTTTATAAACTATCTACCAAGTCTTTATAGTGTTTAATCATATCTTGTAATTCATCATTAGAATACTTTACAGTTTCTTTTGATTTTATATATAATTCTTCAGCAGTACCATCACCATACTTTTCATCTAATTGTTTACTAAAAATATACTGCTCACCAGATTTAAACATATTACAACCAACGCATTGCACCGCTACATTTTTTTCCATCCATCTTGTTGCATAATGTTTTCTACTTTGAAAGTGACCGCATTGCATACCTTTTTTATAGTGTGATACCTTACCACAAGTAAAGCAAGTTACATCACCATTATGGTCTGCATCCTTTAACCTTATGTACTGGCTAAATATAGCATCCAGCTTTTTTACTATTTTACTTCTTGATAATTTAGATGGCATTATCTATAACTTCTATAATGTTTCTTAACTCACTTTTTTCAAACTCACCAAGTGATTTATCATCTATAATTAGTAGGTAATAATCTTTTCTTACTGCAATACATTTTGTGTTTTCCATCTTTTATTTGTTTAAGTCAGATTTATGTAATAACTTTACACTTTTTTATTACTTCAAATATATAAAATAAATAATTAGAAATATATATATAAATATAAATCTAAAAATATATATTAAAAAAAATATAGAAATACTTAAAAATAAAATATAATAAGAATAATGATTTTGGGATAGTATTCTATTTCTGCGAAATGTACTTATATTTTTCAATACCTCTTGAACCAAAGTATGCAACATAGGTTGTTATTAAAAGTGATTTAAGCAAATCAATCCATTCAACACCTACACCGAAATCAATTGCAAGGCTATCCATTAGAATTAAGCACCAGGTTGATATGGTAAGAAAGATTAACATCATTGGTCTTACATTCTTTGATAACCAACTATCACTTGACATATCTGCACTCCACCTTTTAGATATTTCTTGCATTTCTATAATATCTATTTCAAGGAGTTTTAAGGCTTCTTCTTTATCTTTAGGTGTAAGTACTTCATCTTTGCTTATAAGTCCACCTATTAGCTTTAAAATACCAGCATCTGGTACAACATCGCTTACACCTTTAAGAATGTTTGGTGCAGCTTTAGTAAGAAATTTACCTACTCTTGTATCTTTAAACTTCTTTTTACTTTTTTCCATTGTTCTTATTCATTAAGTACCACTTGTGTGCGGTATACCCAATAGTTAAAAGTAAAAGTGTAATCTTTAAAAATACATCAACGTTTGCCATTGAAAAAATAAATGTTCCTAAATTTATTAAAAGTGTTTTGTAATCTGTTGCCATATTAATAAGTGTAATAAACACCTCTTTTTTTAGTTACTAATACTTGTTTTCTGTTGTTGTCTTTGTTATAAGAAACGTGTAACCATTTAGGTTCCTTGCCGAATTCCCAAATAAGTTGGTCAAAATCAAGTTCTGTTCTAATATAATGAAACATCTCTAAATTAGACTTACCACCCATACTTGTTATGTCCATTGCTTCACCTTTCATATGAGATGACGTTTTAGAGCCTTTTAAAGCAGTATTAAGTTCTAAAGACCTAAACATACTATTAACTCTTATTGGACACCCTACCCACTCTCTTAATGGTTCAAATACCTTTTCAGCTAATAGTTTCATATTCTCAACTTGTTCTTCATTTGGTTTATTCTTTATGCCTTTTTGTTTAGCATAATTAGAACCAACTGCTTCTTTGTAAGATATGTGTTTACTTATTCTTTTCATCTGTGATTAATTTAAAAGTTCCATCTTCAAGATTTACTTCTATGTTACCATATTTCTTTTCAAGTTCTTTTTTACTTTGTTCTTGCTTCATAGAAAGTTCTGCAAACATATGTGATAGTGTATGTGACTGTGTAGCCAATAAACCTAAATCGTGTAAGATTGCTTGTTTCTTCTGTTCTTGCTCTTTAAATTCTTTTAATTCACTTTTTGATAATTTTCCCATTGTATTTGTTTTTTGGTTAAGTATCAAATATACTAATTATTTAGGTACTTCTGCGTTTCTTGCATAACCATAAAAACTATGTGCTGCCTCAACTGGGTACACCATAAATTCTCCAAAGTCTAAATCTGGCTTTGCGTTCATTACATCTATGGCATAACCATCGTAGTAAACCGCTGGAGTAATTATATTGCCCTCATCATCATAAGTTGCTGGTATCTTTACAACCTTACCGATATAAACAACCGCTGCCGTATCTTTTGCAAATACTATTTCTTTACCCTCATCTCCATCAACTTCTATGAGTACACCAATACTTAAAAGGTAGTCTTTGCCCTCTTGCTCTGTTGGAAAATTTGTCTTGTATATATTCATTATATTGTTGTTAATTCGGTTAGTTCCTCATCGCTTAAAGCCTCTTTCCAAACTGCAAGTGCTTTTGTTTTGCCGTAGAAGAAAAATCTATTATCTCCATATTCAAATTCAAAATTGTTTAAGGTGTTTGCTGGTAAAACATTTCCACTTACATCTGTTGCAACCTCAATTCCATTTACATATAAGCTAAAATCATTTTGCTTGTACTTAAAAGCTATTTTATTAAAAGATTTTGCATCAGTTAAAGTGTAACTTAAACTTGCTTGTCCAGCACCTCCAATATCATAAGCAGCAGTAATTAAATTATTTGTGCTTGAATATTGTAAACCTACTCTATTGCTCTGCGTTCCATCATTTAAAACTATCATTCTTAAAGTACCATCATTTGCCAAAGCCGCTATCTCTGCATACAAAACACCCTCTGTGCTATTTATACTTGATAAACTACCTCCATTGGTGCATACATCTTGGTTACGTGTAACTGTTGAGCCAGAGGTTGGTATGTAAGATGTAGCGTAGTCTTGGTCATTTGTAGCATTTGCACCCCAAAGTATTATTTCACTTAAAGTTCCGCTTCCTCTAAAATCTACTGCATAGAAATATTCTGGAAAAAAAGAGGCATTAGCGGTGCTAACCTCAAATCTTTGCCATTGTTCTGTTATAGTAAATATATTATCTGTGTTACTATTATGAGTTAATAATTGAGCAGTTCCCGTTCCGCTTACAGTTCTTGCGTAAATACTTCTTGTACTTGTTGCAACCAATCCCGTAACGACAGTGCTAAGTATAAAAGAATTATTACCATCTACTTTAAAAGCGGTATTTGTACCATCGGGTGCTAAATATCCACTTTCTAAAGTTACAGAATTTTTATTCCAAGCAGCGTTACTAAAATCTTCGCTATAGGTTACTAATTGGGTTGTCTGCGGTTCCCACAACCAACTTCCACATCCACTATCTGGCACTACTTCTTGCCCAAGATATTCTTTTACAGATACGTCCCCAACAGTAATAGATGTTGCACTGTTTGCTCTTAAATAAATATTTGGATTTGTTGAACCAAAAGTATTTATAATAATAAATTCATCAAAATTACCAACTACTGTTCCAGCACCACTAAGACCATTTCTATATCTTACGTTTACATCGCCAACTACATTACTTACTTTTATTTTATATTCTTTATCTATACCTAAAGCAAAATACATACCTTGACCACTACCATTTACTTCAAATGAATTATTGGTTATAGATGTAGCACCAGCACCAAACCACTTATTTAAAAAATCTAAAGGCGAACTTAATTCACTCCCTAAAGCATCTTGATAACTAAAGCCCTCGTAATTTATTCTCGGTAGGTTAGTATCGTCTGTTATTTCTATTACTGATACGTTGTCTATGCTAAATGAACTGCCGCTTGTCGTAGTGGCATATATTCTTAACTCCGCACCATTTATTGCCGTAACATCCCC